CACGGAGTCTGCGCTGAATAAGCAGCAGGCTTCCGTGCAGCAGCAGAAGAGTGTGGTTCCGAAGCCGCAGCTGCCCGCGGATCCTGCCCTGAAGGTGGCCACTCCCGCCAAGGTGAGAGCTAATCCGAAGAAGGTGCAGGAGGCATCTAACTGCTTCCAGTTCTGGCAGTTCGGAAAGTGCGACCGCGGTGACACCTGTCCTCACCCGCATAAGGCCAGGCCTCCCAAGGAGTGCTGGCAGTGGAGCCAGGATCGCAAGTGCGATAAGCGCGATAAGTGCAAGTACGCGCATCCTGGTGAGGAGCCTGTCGCGGCGGCGGAGAGTAAGGTGGAGCAGAAGCCGGTGCAACCTGCTGGAGGAGCTGAGAAGCTTTTTCAGTAAGGGGCCACGCGTGCTTCAGCTATGAGCCCCTACTCTACTACCACCCGAAGTTTGCGAAGCAGGTCGAGTCCGCGAAGCTGGAGGACATCTTAGCCGCCTACCCGCCTGAGTTTAATGCCATGTTCTTCTTGGACGATGTGCCGCCAATTGGTGATCACATGCCGTATATCGGCACTGTGCCTCGCTTCTTCAATCCGAAGGAGCCGAAGTACTACGACCAGGTTGTTCATGAGTATATTCTCTCACGCGGTGAGGACCCGGCTGTCTACCAGCATTACGATGTTGTGCCGAAGCGTCTTCGTGACGCCTACATCTCAGCTCGTCGCTACGACCGACCTCCTGACCCGCTCTCCCCAAAGGTGAAGGCCCTATATGATGTCGCTTTTGACTGGATCTCGCGAGAGTTCACACCATTTCTTGGTGGTTCTCGAGTGATGAGCTATGATGAGGTGACGGAATGGCTACATCCGATGAAGAGCCCGGGACTTCCGTGGACGCAACTATATCCGTTCAAGTGTGATTACTGGATGTCGCCCCACAGTGGCTTCTATGTGAAGTACTGGGATGTGCTAGCGACGCCAGACTACATCAAGTCACTGTGTTCGGTGTCAATCAAAGAAGAGGTCCGACCGCGCCATAAGATTGACGTGGGGGCGATCCGCACAATTGTTGCTATGGACACTAACCATGTTCAGGCGCACTTGCAGATGTACCTTCACCAAAATCAGCGATTGGTCGACTCGTGTGGGCAACATAGCATGTG